GGACCGCCTCGTCATTCAGATTAGCTCACGTTATGTCCGTAGACCCAACGCCAATCGTCCCAACCGAAACTGTAGCGCATGTACGCCTCATAAACTGCCTCGGTTGCTGTTTGGTCGGCAACGCTGATTTCCAATGGTGTGCGTTCGTACCATTTCAATGATTCATTCATCCAAACGGTGTCCATCATGAACCAGTTGTCGCTGTCAGTCAGGTAATGCCACGGAATGACAATAAAACGCCCTGCCTGTGGATTGATTGCATTGTTTGCGCTGGACGGATCGTTGATGCTGTTGACGATTTCCAGTGCTGTGTCTTCCAGCTCCGGTGGCACCATGAGCGCATTCGGCATCATACCGAGAATGTTGCCAGCGTCGTCCTCTGTTGACATCATCGCCTGACGTGTGAGGCTCACAGCGTCTTTGGTGAGGCTAGATGTGCCAGCGTTGACAAGGCTACCAGTTTTGTTCGGATTACGTGGATGTGTTGTCGAACACAATGGTTTGCCGTCTGCGCCTAGGAACGATGCGCTGAATGCGTTGTTGAATACAGATGCAGCGTCCAGTTCCATTTTCTGTGTTGCACTAACACCGAGTTTACGTGCGCGTTCACCAGCAACGATGCCGTATTGGTCGTCGTCTAGCAATTTTCGCTCTACCTCGAATGTCACGACATATTCTTCGTGTGTGTATGTAGCCGTGTAGCCTTTGTCGAATTCCACACGTGACTTCACACCACTTGCTTCGTAGTTGTTCCACGCATCTGGTGCAATACCACCATAACCGACGTTACGTTCGTCTGCACGGTTGCTGGTTTGTACGTTGTAGATTTGTGGACGCAATTCAGGACGCAATGTCCGACCGATGTCATAGAACGAATAGATTGTAGGCAGTAACAGTTCTGCCCAGTTTGATGATCTCATTGGCATAGTCAGTTACTCCTAGTTATCGGCGTGTTCGCCGTGTGTAATCATGACGAGTGTTTCATCGGATGCACTGGATGGTGCATATACGGTTACGTCAGCATTTGAGCTGGTTGTCACAGTCATCGCACCAGTTGTACCACTGATGTCGAGTGTTGCGCCTTTGACACGTGCGTTGGCATCATATACGCCATAGATTGCGTCAGCGTCCACAATCACCTCATAAGTGGTGGTGCTGTCTGTACCTGCTGCAGTGTTCAATACAACACCGAGAATGGTGCTGTCGTCAGTTGCTGCCAAATCGATTTCGCCTGATTCGAGTGTAACCAGATCACCTTTGGTCAACGTTTCGCTGTCCTTGATGGTCAGTGTTTGGATAGTAGGTGGCATTTTGCTCACCCGTCCGCGGTAGCGGAAACCTGCTGATGTGTCTGCCATTGTGTTCTCCTAATCGCATAAATGTACGTTAGGCATCTAGCCGTGTTACCACTTCACTTTGTCAGCCCAATATGCTGCCGACATTTTGCCTCTAGCAATGTTTTTAGCGTGACGCGCCTTGAATGCTTTGCGCTTGTCTGTATCCGCTTGGCTCTCGCCTTTTCGTGGTGGTTTGGTGTCTGCACCCTGTGCGCCAAACCGAATCAATTTGAATTCGCCATTTTCTTCTGCCATCACCACATGTGATTTTGTCGCGTGACGTGGTGTCCGTTTTGGTTTGTTGACACCAGAAAGCCCCTCACGTTCCATGATGGTTTTGACACGTTTTGGAATTGGCATGGTTAGCCTCCCAGTATGCGTTGTTTCTGTTTCGCGTATTCCTCGAAACTGATGCCAGTCGCACGTGCCACCTGTTTCTCATCCTCTGTCAGTGTAATGGCATTACCACCACCACCTGCAGTGCCACCGTCTAATTTCGGAGCAGTCGGACGTGTCAGATGTGACAGGTTTGCGTCTAGCCAGCGTGCCAATTGCTCTGGTGCGTAATCCGATGGAATCAGTGTCCGCATTGACTCAGGAATCTGTTCAATGCGCTGGGTGTTACTGTCCACCAGCATGCTCTCCAGTTTTTCAGCACGTTCGCGGTATGGTGCAAGATTGCTCAACTCATCCGCGCGTGATTCTGCGAGTTCACGCCATTTGCCTTCTTCAGCTAGGCGTTGCTGTTCACGTTTCCGTGATTCTGCCTCATGTTGTTTTAACGCAACACGACGGCTCGCCGCCTCATCACGTAATGAACGAATCATGTCCTGTGCCCATGACGGCAAATCATCAACCGCGTGATTGTCTGTGCCTTCACGGATGTCAGCATCGAGCTGTTCAGGTTGTTCGTTGTTTTCAATTGGTTGTTGTTCGTCTGCCATAAATACCTCTCGTATTAAATCCGCCGTCATGGCGGTGGCTATCTATCTCATTATAACATATGTGTCAACAGACATGTATTATCGCTGTAATGCCTGTTTTAGACTCGTCTCACGTATCATGCGTCCGAATGCTGGATTGCTGTAGTCCTGTTGCAAATCCTGCCAACGGATGTCACCATTTTTAAGCGCGTCTAATTTTCCACGTCCAGCAATTTTCAACTGACGTTCCTCTGGCAATTCATTGAACCAGTCGATGCCAGATTGGATGTTGCGTGCGCGTCCTGTCACCAATGGAATGCTGGTGCATCGTCCCTGATGATGGTCGTCAACACGGTCGCTGGTTTTCAAAACCGTGCCGTGTAATCCGATGCACGCCATGCACGTTCTGTCATCTAGTGCAGCAATGCGCATGTGTCCGTCTAGGATGTCATCATTGGCAGTCATGTTGGCAACCTGTCCAGTACGGTACGATTGCATTTGCAATGTCCGCATTAGATTGTTTGCCTGATGTGCTGGCAATGATTCCACCGTTTGCTGAATCTGACGAGCCGTTTTGAGCGGACTCCATCCTTCAACAATGCCACGTACTGCCTGATTGCGTACCGTTGCCAGTGTCGTGTCTGACATCGCGCCGATTTCATCCTGCCATTCTGGCAAATCCACAAACTCAATCAGACGTGCCACCGCTTCCTCGGATGGTGAATTCCATGACACGCCGACAATGCGACGAAACTGCTCATCTGTGACACCCGGTAGTGCTAGTCGTTTGGTGATGGTGTTTGCTGAATCAATTGACGCGCGTTGGATGTCAACACTGGCATCCGCAATCCGTCGCTGGTCGTTTGTCAGCACCGTTTCTAAATCGGCTAGTAATGCACGAATGACAGGATTGTCAGGACGCAACCGCTCACCGATGTCAGCTAGCCGTTGCGCCTCAACATTCAACTCGTCCAGACGTTGCGCAATGACACCTGATGTGCTGTCACGGACAATCGCACGAATCACAGGCTCGACAGCACGATTGTAGCCACGATCCAGTAGGCGTTTGATTAAATCCGTTAGGCGTTCAGGACGTTGCGTGTTATTCATCAGTCTGTTGTTTAACCTGTCGTTTCGGTTTCTGTTTCGGTTCAAATGCCGTGATTGTGAATCCAGTGTCAGTCAATTCAATTGTAATTGACTCATCTGGTAGCACACCATTGGCTCTGTCCTCACGGTGTCCCAGCTTCCACATGTGCAATGTGTTGGCTAGTAACCGCCCGAGTTCGTTGCGTGTTTGTTGGCTAGCCATTACGCAGGTACTGCCACGCCACTGTTGACGATACCGAGCAACAGGTTGTCAGCCGTCTGACCGACACCGACAATGCTCACATATTCACCAGCGGACAAATCACCTTTAGGTGCGATGCCACCAGCGGCAGCTGCACTCAACACGTAAATCTCACCAACCGTCAGCGTCACGCCTAAATCAACAACGCCACCGGTGATGACTTCCACTGGTTGTCCATTGGATGCGCCGTGTGCTGCGATGCCAACAACCTCATCAGTCGCCGCGTCGTCGCCTTGTGCCAGAACATATTTGCCTGACGTGCTGTTCAGGTATACCAGTTGACCAGCTGTGATGGTTGCACCGGCTGTGCCACGTACTGCTGTGCGTCCTGAAACGGACAATACATCTGCTGCTACTACACTCAAATCTGCCATGTGTTATCTCCTATATATTGAATTGGTCGAATCCAGCGATAGTACCGCCCAATGCGGACATCGCCTCAATGGTTCGCTGTTGTTGTTCCGCTACGATTTGTTCCTGTTTTTGCATGTCATAGCCGTATACGTCGGCAATCAATCGCAGTGTCTCACGATCGCCGACAATCTCACGGACGGACAGCGCATTGGCTATCATCTGCGATTCGTTGCGGATTTCTGCATCCTGCCATATGGTGCGCCATGAACTATCTGGCACGCTGGTGGTTGCGTAGGTGTTGTGAATGATTGCAGCTAATGCCATCATGTCCTCATGTGCATTGCCTAGCTTAACCTGCGCCTTGCGGACTTTTGCGAGCAGTCCAGTTTCGCGCTGTTTCAATGCCTCACCAGATGCGTTCGCACCACCTAATGTTGACGGCAATGGCGTGCGACTGATGGTAGCAATCTGCTCAATTAGGTGGTTTGCCTGTTCAATGAATGGCACGATGCCACCAGCTTCCAGTGTGTACGCATCGGCAACCATGTCTGGTGTCAGTCCGTTTTCGCCAATGGTGACCCACATGCCCGGTGACAATTCGGCAGGTGGCATAAAACCTTTTGCCACACGGATGCTGAATGCCGTCAATTCACCAGTCATCACCATAGACATCAAACCACGGTTCAGCGCGTCCTGTAATGGTATCACAGACGACAGCTCACTGATGCCAAACTGTGTGCTGGTGCGCATTTTGTTGCGGTAGTGGATGACAGGTACGACATTCGGTAGCCATTCCGCCACGCCACGCTCGTCTGTGCTGTCATCTGTGTACGGTTGCATGCCGTAACCTGACTCATCTGCAATGTATTTTTCCACACGGTCGGCATAGTAGAAGTTGACGCGACGCTGGTCGTCGTCGCCTTCGTACCAGACTTTGATGGCAACAACGATGTTTTTCAGACGGCGGTCATACACAGCAATCATGCCTGTTTCGCCATCCCAGCACGGTTCATGGTGCAATACCACGCGGTCGGCATCGGTGTCATATTCCAACAGCACAAACGTGTCGCCATCGCGTGCCGTCGCTTCGTGGATGTCCATCTGCAATCCATCAAAACGGTTCGCATCCAACAGCGTCTCTGAAAATTCTGTTGCCTCGTCAGAATCACCAGCGATGCTACGAACCAGCAGACGGTCAGCATACGTGTCAACAACCAGTCCGCAAAAATTGTCATTAAACTGGTCATGCTGATCACCACTGACACGGAGCATGCGTTTCATGTTGCCTGTCAGTTTCAGCCGATGATTGCCGTCGTAGTAATCACGGAACAGTTTGACGCGCTCGCCCCAATCGTGGTGTTCGGTGTCCCATTCGTCGCGTACCAGTCCACGCGGTAGCATTGATGCAATTGTACTAAGCATAGTTGATTGTCCTCGCTGTTAGTCGCTGTTGTTTTGGTTTGTCCACTGCCATGACAGCATACCGTAGCGCATCCATAGCATGGTCATTGGTTTTAATCGGCGCGTCGTGTAATCCATCGCGTGTTTCGCGCCATTGGTACTGTTCAAATTCGCTGATGACATTGGCACAACTGCGACTGATAACGAGCCGTGCCAGCCGTCCGCGTGACGTTTCGCCATACGTTGCCAGCCGATGTTTAACAGTCTGAATACCTGTCATCACAGTGTTATTGGCACGCTGTGCATTAACGCCTGCCTGTTGTAGCGTGCGAATGTAATCAGGCTCTGACGGATCGCACACGAACTCATCAACACCGTACATGCCACGCAATTCCAGTGCCACGTCCGCCCATTCCTCAATACGGCGTTGTCGCTGGTAGCGTTCTGTGATGAGCCATAGTCTACCGTCACCATCCATGCCAACCACCAGCATGACACCCGGATTCGCATAACCCCAGTCAACACCACACACGACATGATGGAACGATTGTGGCAGTTCCGTGACGACGTGCCTGTCCTGACTGAATTCCTCATACACCAAACCACGATGTGCAATAAATTCACCGAGCAATTCCTGACGTGCAAAATCACCACTGAACTCGGTTTCCCATGCGTCAATGATGGCTCTGTCCAGATACACGTTGTCAGAAGATGCTGCGCGTACCAGTTCGTAGTTGTCATCATCGTTCACAAACAACTGATAAATCCAGTTACGCCCGCGCGGTGTTGTCGTCAACCATGCTGAACCACGTTGTCCGAATTGACGCAGACGACCTATCATGATCCGCCACACGTCATTGCCATACATCGCCGCTTCGTCACCATACCACCATGACACGTTAGGACCGCGTAGCCTGTCAGGATTGTCAGCAGTACGCAGTAGGATTTCACTACCGTTGTTCATGGTGATTACCATACCACTACGGTTCAATGATTTGATGTACGGTTGTGCCACGTCCTGAAACGTTCGTAGTGTGGCATCACGTAGCATCGGATATGTTGGCGCGGTAATGACTCCGAGATTCGGTGTCGGTATTGTGCGATTGCCGATTCTACCCAGCGACGCATTCAATGCACGAACACAACCAGCGTACGTTTTGCCACTACCGATGCCTGCCACAAATGCTGTGTATGGCGTGTCGGTGTCCACAAAATCACGCTGTTGATTGTACAGTTCAATGTCGACATCATCCTGCTGTTTCAGGTTCTCAAATAGTCGCAGTGCAATGTCACTCGCTGTTACTGATTTTTTCTGCCTCGGCACGGATTAACGCCTCAAATTCTCGTACGATGTCAGATTCACTGATGCCTAGTTCGTTGGCTAGTTTCATTGTGTCTGGTGATATTGCCAGACCGATGTCATGCCGTTCAATATAACCACGATGTTTGCCGATGGTTTTCAGGTAGAAAATAATGGCGGTAATGTTGCCATCCTGAATCTGGTTTGCCAGTTGCAATTCGGCGTTGTCCAGCATACCAGCACGCGCGTCATCTACCGCCTCACGACATACCTCGAAGTTGTTGACATAACTATGTACTGTACTGCGATTACATCCGAGCATTTTCGCAGCATATGTAATCATGCCTTTTGATTTTGTAATCGCGTCTGCCACGTCTTGTGCTTTATAGCGTCTAGCCATATTCAATTCCTTTTATTCTGTTGCGTCTGTTGTTACGCTGTCGCCGTCAACCATCTTCGGTGGCGGTTCTGGAATCGTCAAATCGTTTTTGCGCAATTCGTGTTCTAGCTGTGCAACACGTGCGCGCAATCGGCTAATCTGTTCTGCTTGCTGGTTTTTGTACGTTTCCAGTTCAGCATTGCGTGTCTCTAATTTTAGAATGCGTTGGCTCATCATGGCGATTGTCTGCTCATTCGTGTCGACTCTGTCCATCAGGCGTTTCAGCATGTCTGTCTGTGTCGCCGTGACGTCCAGTGACTGACCGAGCATATCGTCCTCGTCGTCGTTCTGTGTCAATTTGTCCGATTTTGCAATAGCTCGGATGACTGTCGCAACGATTACGCCAACCGTACCAGCAATCGCAATCGCATTTTCGAGATTTATGTTGTCCATTGGATGCCGTTTGTTCGCTCATGATTTACACCAATAATCCATTTATAGCATACCATACAATCACAGTATGACAAAACGTGCGATTAAATAGTTGATGTCGTGCCTAGAATGCGACGGATGTCATCTGGGAGTTGCTGATTACGCATCGTGTATAACAACGTCACAAAATCCAATTCTGACATCATGCGAATGCTATCAACAAACATCGTGGCGTACGTGTTCACTGGTGCGATTCTGAACACCCATGATCGCTGTTGTGTTGATGCCCAATAGCGGACAACGTAAAACGGTATTGCGCTGTTGTCTGCCAATATCGTCATAGCGCGAAAACTCGCACTGTTCAGATTAACCGTGCGAGCCTGATATGATTTATATTCAATTAATGCAATTGGTTTTCCGAATTGGTATTCGAGCAGTGGAAAATCTAAATCAACAGCTGGTAGTGCAAAACCCCATTCACGGTGGCGACGGCTGATGCGCTCGTCACGCCAACCGGTGCGCTCTGGTGGTGTCACTGGTTTTTTAGACACAGTTTCAATCTCTCTTCACTAGACTGTAGAGCGGTTTCGTCAATATCAATGCCAATGAATCGGCGGTGCTGACTGACTGCTGCGACACCTGTTGTACCAGCACCACAGAATGGATCGAGTATCAGGTTGTCAGGCAATGTGAATTTCTCAATTATTTTGTCCATGCCACTGACAGATTGTTGCCATTCATGATGCGATTTCTCACCGCGTTCACTCTGAATGACATCCGATTGCCAATAGCCGTCATAGTCGCCATTGACGTACCACAACAGCGGTTTCCAGAATGTGTTGACATTGCGTTGCCAGATTGTCGGACCTGCGCCCGGTGTCATGTATGCGAGCGTCCAGTGGTATGACATGTGTTTGTCCAGATATTGAATGACCTCTGGCAGGTATGACTGACCGCTCATGACAACCATAATGCCGTTCGGTTTTAGCACACGTTTTGCTAATGCTCCGAGCGTGTCATATAGGTCTAGGTACTCGCGTGGATACGGCGGATCAGTGATGATTGCGTCAATTGACTGCGACGGTATGATGTCAGCAGAATCTGCAATGTGACGGATGTCAGCATGAATCAGTTCGTACGCGACACCACTCAACTGGTCAGGCACTGCCGTCTGTGCTGCAATGCGCTCGTCACGGCGTGATTCTCTGACGAGCTGTTTGCGTTGGAGTTCTAGCACCGCATGGTATTTTGCCACGCTGTCCAGTGCGCGTTTAATGTCATCATACGACGCATCGGCAAAATCCAACCAGTCGTCCATGTCATCGCCATGATGGAATCCACCTGTGCGAGCAATCTCATCAAATGTGCCGTTACTGCCATCGTTGCCACTGGATTTGTACAACCGTGACAGCACAGCGATTTTCTCAGGATTGTCACCTGCCACACGAAGCGCAACATCCACAACGTCCTGTGGTTGGTTTTGTAGCTGTTTGGTGATTTCTGACGCACGATGGATGCTGATGTCGCCTGACCGAGCCAACTGTTTAATAGCATCTGGTGCAGATTCCAGCACCTTTTTGACTTTGTCGACATTGCCTTTTGACACTTCGGCGATGCGTGCTATTTCTGCTTGCGTGTTGATGGTGTCGACCGGAGTTACCAAATTTGGTAACTCCGCTTTCTGACTTACTTTGTCACCACCATTGGCAATTTTGTTCTGCTTTGCCAGTTCAGCAATCACAGATTCCATCTGCAATGCCAGCTCCGTACGGTTAAACGGTGTCAGATTACGCCGTGCCAGCTGGTTGCGAATCATCCACAGTTTGACATCATCACGACTAGCAAAATCGCGTGTCACGACATCATACGGCAGGTTATGCGCTGTGCAGATGTCATGACGGTTGTGTCCATCAATTAGAATGTCGCCGTCTGGTGATTGCCATACCACCAGCGCGTCACGACAGCCTTCATTCAGAATCGATTGTTCTAGCTTTGCGCGTTCGTCTGCCTGCAGTGGCGGAATTAATGCGCGGAATTCAGCGTCAATTATCATTAATAGAGTCTCCATTCATGTACTCATTATACTGTGTTTCCGCGTCCTGTGCCATTTGCTCACGTGCGAACCAGCCCATATGCTCATACCACTTCAGTTTCGTGATGTCAGCAGACCGACCAATGGCGGATGTCGTGCCGTACACATCTGATGTCAACATCCGCATGTTTCGCAACTGCAATCGCACGTTTTCAGTCGAGTAGTTTGCAATGCGTGCCAGTTCTGGATTCGTCACGTCAGGATGTTGTGACAACGCCATTAGAATGCGACGGTGCGATTGTTTCATTGGAATGTCTAGCACGTCAGGATGTGGCACATTGATGTAACCTGCAACGTTGAATAGGTGCAACCGTGTGTTGCGTGACGTTGCCAGTTTTGCTGACGTGTTGATGGCGACGCGCAACCGGTACTCCGTGACACCTGACATTGCGTACAATTCCGACAGTGTGGCGTATGGATTCGTGTAGATGTAATACAACGCACGGTTCTGGTTGTCCGTTAGTTCGTGTTTAAAAAGTGACATTGTAGAGTGCTTCCTCATATGCTAAATCGTCTAGTAGTTGCTGATGATTGAACCAGCCCATGTGTCCATAGAATCGCATACGGACAACCCAACCGCGTGAATCAACCTCATTGGCAAAACCGTTTTTGTAGAAAATCTGACCGATATGATGCACGATGTGCGGTTTGGAGTATCCGAGCTGTTCAGCAATGGCATCATTTGACACGAACGGATTGTCACGTAACATGCTGATGATTTGCTGTTCAATCTG